AGCTAATAAAGTTCGGGATGTCCGTCAGGAGTCCCAATCAATTAGTCTAAAGGATAGACTTAAAACAATCCCTTTAAGATTTAATGTTATGTCAAAATTATTGAAAGAATATTATGACTATTACAAATATATGCGACCAGAAACTGATTTCAATGTTAAATTATTAAATGGCATAACAAATGTGAAATTTGTGTCATATCAAGAATATAATGCATACAGAAGGAAACAGAATCCAGACTTTAATGATATAATGCCTGAAAGAGAAACCAATCCACATCATATAAGTCACTATGTTAGAAGTATAGCTGAGAACTCCAATATTATTGAGAATGTAAAGTATTATACAGATAAGGAAACCACATTACAGCTGAAAACGGATAGAAAAATAATAGACATAAATTCCACAAGGATATTAAATGCAGGTTTAGATCCAATATTAATACTTAATAGAATGGACTACACAGATGATGATAGAATTATAAAATGTAAATCAGCAATACAGAGATTTCAAAATAAGATAAATGAAACTATAACTGAAGATGAAGCATTAGTAATTGAATCACAATTAAACAGATTTGAATATGACAAGAAATTCAGGGAAGAAATATGGGATGAAGAATTGCAAAAGATAGTAAAGGAAAAACCAGAATATAAGGATTTTGCCACATTATTGAGGGAGGTAAAAGAACAAGATAATAGAGATTATACAATTCAAACACAAGAAACGTCCTTACAAGAAGCTATACAAGCATTGCCAGCAGATGATCCTCAGAAACCTTACTTGATAAACCTAACTGACATAATATATTACTTAACAAATGAACAATTATATCAAATAGCCAGACCACTACTCCCAGGTACTATTATGGTAGGAACAGCTCATGTACCAAAATATTTAGATACTAGCAAGCACTTCATACAATTTGGATCAAAAATAGAAGGAACTGTACAATTATCGAGTAATATAATGAATAGCTCACAACCTGCATACTCCTTCAATAACATAACTATGACTATGAAAATGGATGGGAATGATACACCATATATTCATGGAATAAAATACTTAGAATATCTTCATATAGACATGTCATCAGATTTCATAATTAATTATGCTCAGAATGATAACTTTGTTTTAAAAATAGTACCTCTTGAAAAATATGACTGCGGCGCTACATATTACATTAGATACAAAATCATCAAAATACATAATCCTAAGGCAGAAGAGTTAATTATAGAGCAATTTAACAGTGAATACACAGGATCCATTCTAAAATCATTCAGAAAAGATTTAGCAGAACCTCCAGAACGTCGATTACCTTTAGCAGCAATTATAACTGAAATGAAAGTAACCATGAGTCAGTTAGGATATGATTATAAGAACTCAGTACACAACTCAGATGGAAAGAAAACAGATATACAACTAGCTAAAAATAACTTTAATATTAAAACTTTACCTTGTGAAAGTTATGTCAAAGAGGTGTTTTTAAAAGATGGAAACTATTATTTCACCAAAACAGTAAGTGATATGGATAAAAGAATACATAAAATTAGAATAATGGTAGAAGATCAAAAACAACAAATAGCAGATATAAAATCAGCTGTATCCCCTGAATTAATAAATAAATTAGTAAATAAAATGACATTAATGGAAAAGTTAGATACAAAGAATTTGAAGGCCTTAATTACTTACATTAATACTCAAGAACCTAAATATAATATTCCAAACCAAGTAATCCCATTATTAGCAGAAGTTATAAGTCAAACACTGAAAACAGAAACCCATTTAAATAAATTACTCAATTCAAGTTTAGTTAATACATTAAATAGTGTAAAGAATGGAGAATTTAAGATAGAAAAATATCAAACAGAGAAGCTAACAATATGGCAGAAAATAAAACAAGCATTATTCCATATATATACATCAAATATAGAAGAAAAAGCTGAAACAGACTCAGAACGCCCTTTTCAATCAAGCCCACAAGGCTACAAAAATTAAATAAAATCAGCAAAAATCAATGCATGGTAAAGAGTCCATGCCCAAATCAAAACTCTAATACTTCTAACAATCTTGAAAAGAAATGTCAATTTACGTATTTATCAGAAAATATAGAAGAACATGCACGACCAAATAACACTTGTTGTATTAAAAATAAACAATCTTATATACTCAACACCCATCCAGGATTAGAGAAATTGGAAAAGAGAATACTACCAGAAGAAGATATAAAATTATTTGAAAAATTTGTAGAAAAGAAATTACTGATGCAAGATGAATTATTCTTTTATAGAACTCCTACTTATGGTTTTCCTAGATTATTGATAGACATAAAAGATAGAGATCTTAATAAAATAGCCAGGCAAGTACATCCAGAAGTCTATCAATATATAGAAGAAATGAGACTACCTAGAGAATTAAAACATTGGTTCCACACAATAAATGATATACCAGTAGCCATGATTCCTGACATCACACCCAGAAAAATAGGTTTTGAGAAAATATTAGGCACAAAAATTCATGATGAGTCTAAGGATGTGATGATGTACGGTAAAAATAAGCAAACATTGTTCGCAGCAGCTAAACGACAAATGAAGACAGCACCTTGCCCTTCCACTAAAATAGCTAAAGATTTCATATCATGGGCTACAAACACAATAGAAACAGAAATAGGAGAAGATCTAGACTCATTCTCATATAATTACAATCAATGGTATAATCATTTATCTGCACCGAAACAAATATTAATAGAAGATATAGACAATTATCATCACCATAGAGAAAAATTCTTTGAATTACCGAAAAAGAAACAAGAGCAAGTACTCAACCTACATTATGAAGCAATAGTCAAGGCAGAACTGCAACCAGCAGATGGAAAACCAAGAATGGTATGTTCAATACCTCAGAGAATAAAGTATGCAATGGGACCTGTATGTTGGCAATTGGAAGAAATATGTACCAATAAATTGAGAGGATACTGTGGAGGTAAAAATTTAACGGAGATGGCTACAGATATAATGAAATATTTAGGACAAGGATTTACAAAAGTAGTGGAAGGAGATGGATCTGCATTTGATAACTCACAGGATGTTCTATTAAAAGGATTAGATAGATACATATATAATAGAATTAAAAATAAAATATACCATGTACCCAAAGAAGAATTTGAAATGATAAGTAATTTGCATTACAAAACTATGGATGTGAAATACGTATTAAATCAGAAGAAGCATACATATATGACATATAAAGTTTTAGGTACAGTATTTTCAGGAGATTCAGATACCACACTAGCTAATACAATAAGAATGGCAATGTACAACAGATATGCAAATGAACAATTTGGTTTGAAATATGGACAAGATTACATAGTATTCTCCAAAGGTGATGATTTTTCAGTATTATATAAAGATTCAATATCAAATGAATTAATAGATACAATATATGAAACATATTTTCTCAGTAAACCAGAAGGTAATTATAAAATATTAGATTTAAGAGTAGGAAAATTAGGACAGATATGCAAATTTTTAGAAAAAGGTGCAGCAAATTCATTTAAATTCTGTTCTCTCAGATCATGGTATACAGATCCACTAGATTCTACAAAAATAACATTAACTAGAAACCCAAGTAAATTATACACTATAAGTCAATACTCAATAAAAACTAAATCAATGAGCAATCTATCAAAAGCAAAATATTTAATACAGCAAGCAGTTGATTATGAAATGAATTATCCAGGAATACAAATATTTGAAATAATGGCAGAATCTTGTAGGAACCATGCTTATCAGTTGCTGTTAAGGTCGGGAGACCAGGAACGAAAATTAAAAACCTATGAGAGGATGCTAGCTAAAAAGAAACGCAAAGATGAATTAAAAATAGAATTTACGGACAGAGGAGATATAAACAAAATATTGATGAAATTGTATGATATAAAGGCAAGAAAGAAATTTGAAAATTTAGTATACGCAGAATATTGGGAAAATGTAAAAGCAAGAGAAAATCAAAGATATGATGCAAATACAAAAGATGAGATAGACTACATTAATCAACAAATAAATGCAGAATTTGATACAGAAGAACTCAAAACCCTTGTGGGCGTAATAAATTTTTAAAATTAGAATAATGAACACTAATAATAACAATAATAATAAAAATAAGAAGAATAAACCAAAGAGAAAACCACGAGTCAAGGGTAGATTACCAAATAATAGAAGAAAGAGAGCAAATGTTATAAGAGGAAGAAAAATAGCAGCTGCTTCAGCAGAGAACTTCAAGAAGAAATTTACTATGTTAAGACAAAATGGTAATTCAGTAAGAGTAACAGGAAGAGATTTAATCTATTCAATACCTGATGACCTAACATCACCCATACAGAGCACCAACGTGATTACAGTCATACCAGCTAACCCAGCATATTGGAAAGGAACAAGAATAGCTGCATTGGCATCAGGTTACCAGAATTACAGACCACTACTTTTTAAGATAACTTATATACCAATGTGTGCTGTAACACAACAAGGAAATGTTATAGGCGGAACAATCTGGGATGATGGAATAGATAATGACAATTTACAACAATCACTCAGAACATCTAATGGTGGATTTATGACCCAATGCTATGTACCTCACACTACAAGAATAAGACCAAGAACTAACTTACAATTCAATCTATACAGAATGGGAGGAGAATTTGCAACAACATCAAATCCATTTATATTTATTGCTCTGGCCATTGGATGTAAAAATGCTAATAATCAAAGAGTTACCCCAGGTTACTTTTATGTTACATGGTCATTTGAGTTGAAAAATCCCATAGGATCAATTAATACATATAATAATACAGGATTAATAACTTATAAAAATTTGCAGCTAAGCATGAATAACACTTTAATAAATATTGATCCCAATTCAGATGTACCTTTTGGAGCCTATATAGATGTAGAAGAGGGTGATAATGGAGCAGAAGCTAACTATAATGGAACTAAAATTGAGATAAATGAAAATACACCAGTATGGGGATTTACTTCTGTAACCAAAGCTTCCTCAGCTAAATATGCTACTAAGATTCCAATTGTATATGACGCATTGACCACCTCAACACTAAGAATAGGATATGGAGGATACAAAGCTTTCATGGTAGGCAATGACGAAAATTATATCATATACATACCTCAAAATCAACCAAGCAATCAAGGGAATTGGAGATTTAACGGACCTGAATTAGTAAATTTTGAAATAAATGATTTAAATCAGAATTTCGGATCATTGGTTGATAATCAAACAATAACAGTAGCAAGTTATAACGGTGACACATTAATATCAGACTCAGCAAGTGTAAAATTCAATAGATATGTAGCAAGTAAGAATTTATATAAAATTGAAATAGTAAATAAGAATAAAATTAAAAATAAAGAAGAAAAATTAGAAGAATTAAAAGAAAAATTAAACAACATCAAACTAGATAAAAGTAATTTACCTAAGATTCAAGAACAATTAGATTATAATTCTGAAGATGATGATGATGATAACAATCAATTAATAACTGAAACCGAGACATTCATAAAACCAAAAGAAAAATCAAAATCAAAAGCAAAGAATAAAAATAATAAAGAGGAGTGAACTGCACGACATAACATTAAATCTTGGACTACTTATTTCAAGTCTGGAGATACTGACATTATAAATTATTTATAAATATTTAATTATTATTATTTTATTTATTTTATTTTATTTTATTAATTATTTTATTTTGTCATTGTTGTAGTGGCTGATCAAAGGTTGGGCACAAACTTTTATTTTAAAACAAATTAAGCTTACAACCAGATTTCAGTCTAGGCGGTGTTGCGACACATTAAGATCGTACCCGTAACCGTTGGTTGACCAGACCTATGTTTTAAGTACCGCTCCGGGGGATTGTCAGTTAAAGCTACA